AGAAACAGGCCCAGTCCTAGCCACAGAAGACCCAGTCAACAACAGCGTAGAAGCTGCATTTGCAAGAGTGCAGGAAGAATATCTACAGCCCACCCCCGCAGAAATCAAAGAAAAGCTTCCAGAAGCTGAAGACATTGTCAATTTTACTATTGGTAAAAAAGGCACTGCTTTTGAAGATGGCGTTCGCAGTGAAGATGATATTAGACGTATTGCCGCCCTCTTAGATATTTCTATTTCTGTTTTAAATACTAAAGAAGAAGCTTCAAAGTCCCTGTCGGAAAACACTCGTGGAAACTATGGTAATAAAATGTATGGCACGGCAGGTCATATTAATATTAAGGGCGAGAACCTAATAGGTAGGCCACAATATATAGCGACACTCGTGCACGAAGTTGGGCATGGTGTTGAAGGGCAGACTTTAGACAGAGCTATTTCTGATGGTGCTCTGGAGAAATCACCCCATCCTCGTGGTAGTAAGGCACATAATGCTGTCAGCTACAGACACGGAAGCTACAGAGAACATATGCACTTCGCCCTGAAAATTGCTAAAGGCGAAGAAGTCTATAGAACTGATTTAATTCTTCCTGACTATGATGAAGCTTTAGAGATAAGAAGAGAAATCGACCACATACAAGAAGCTTTAGTAGCTTTGAGATTTCCAGGATTTGCAGAAGGTTCTCTTGATACTAAGGGTCTTGTAGTACGTGAGTCTGTAGAAAAGCTTATAGAAGATGAAGCAGCAGAAACTGCGCGAAGAGTTATAAACAATGGCTCTAGCAAAAGCTATGAAGTTATCTATGAAAATTCTAAAGAAAATATGATGAGAGAATATGGTAGACCTCACATACGTTATCTCAAAGATACTGCCGAATTTGCTGTAGATTCAGTTATTCTTTATCTAACTGACCCTCAGTTGATGAAGCTTATAGCCCCAGTAACCGCAGCCTATATGAAGAAAATCTTTAAAAAATCTGGTATGCCAGTAAAGTTTTACGCAAGCCCACTAGCCAGTGTAATGGCTATCTTACTAGCGGGTATTGCTAAAGGCATAGGCGGTGAAGAAGAAGAGCAAGTCCCTGGAGCACTTTCTATGCAGCCAGGACTATTATCCACCTAGGGAGCACCTATGAAAACAGAAGCACAAGACCTGTTGGAGATAATCCACCAGATAAGCCTTATTAAGTCCTCAAAACTACTAACCAGTGACCAACAGCAGAGCATCCTCAAAGAGCTAGTAAATCAGCTGCCATTGAAGATGTTTTGCCAGGGACTATCACAGACCAGAGACATTGTTTTAGAGGTTTTGAATAAGGAGATAGCAGATGAAAAAACCGAGAACAGAAAGGCTAAAAGCACCCCCGAAACCAAAGACACATCCACAAAGAGCACCAAAGAAAAACTACTTTGCGACTCTGATGGAGACTCCAGAGGGAAGGGAGCTAAGAAAGCAGTGGTCAACAAAGAAAAGAAAAAACCCAGGAAGACCAAAAGGGGTTCCTGATGGACACACCAAAGAGTCCATTACCCCTATTCGCAAACAAGCAAAAATAGATGCTACCAAGGTGGTCGAAATTATGAGTGATAAGTACAACATCGAAGATGAATATCAGAAAGAAGCTCTTAAGACAGCAGTAGAAGTCATGAGAGTAGATGGACAGACAAGAGAACGTCTAGCTGCAGCACGTCTAGTTTTAGACTTCACAAAAAGTAAGCCTGTGTCTAAATCTAATGTGTCTATCAGTAAAGCAGAAGACTTCTTGGCATCCCTGGTTAACGATGAAGAAGAGAGCATAGATGAACAAGAAACTGAAGGAAGTACGAAAGAAGTTACTGAATAACTTTGACTTTTACTCCAAGTCAGCTTTAAAAATAAGAACCAAAGAAGGCCAGATTAAACCCCTCACACTTAACCCTGCACAAGAAATTCTAAACAACGCTGTTGAAGACCAGATGTCCACAGAAGGCAAGGTCAGAATCATTATCCTGAAAGCTAGGCAGCAGGGTCTAAGTACCTACACTGGAGGCTACCTCTATTTCTCTGTAAGTCAAAAACCTGCGTGTAAAGCAATGGTAATTACACACCATGCTGACTCCACCAGGGCACTCTTTGATATGACAAAGCGTTTTCATGAGCATTGTCCAGAGATACTCAAGCCACACACTAAATACTCTTCAAGAAGGGAGATGAACTTTGATGTCCTGGATTCAAGTTTCGTGGTGGCAACAGCAGGTGGTGAAAGCATTGGTCGGGGTGAAACACTTACTCACGTTCATGCATCAGAGTTGGCTTTCTGGCAAAAGTCTACTTCACTGGATAACTGGAATGGACTTACTCAAGCCGTCCCTAACTCTAAAGGCACAGCAATTTTTGTTGAGTCTACCGCTAATGGTGTTAATGGTATTTTTTATGACCTTTGGCGTGGTGCTGTCGATGGTAGTAATGGTTACGTCCCTGTTTTCATTCCTTGGTTTACTGACCCTGATTACCGTGAGCCAATTACTGACAACTTTGAAAGAACGCCTGAAGAAATTGAGCTTGCAGATAAGTACGACTTAGATGACGAGCAGTTAGTCTTTAGAAGAAAAAAGATTGCACAGAATGGTATAGACCTGTTCCGACAGGAGTATCCCAGTGAACCAGATGAAGCCTTTTTGACTACTGGTAGACCTGTGTTCAACCCAGAGCAGCTAGTAGAAAAGCTAAACACTACTAGAGACCTAGAGCAGCGTATGGCTCTCGAAGGTGGCGAATGGGTAAACAACCCACGAGGCGAACTATTTACCTTTAGACCTCATGTACCAGGTGAACGCTATGTCATGGGTGCTGATGTCGCTATGGGGATCCGTGGGGGTGACTATTCAGTTGCCCAGGTGTTTGACTCTAAGAAACGCCAGGTAGCCGTATGGCGTGGTCATGCTCATCCAGACTACTTCGCTGAAGTACTGTTTAACTTAGGTGAATACTACAACCAGGCATACATCTGTGTGGAGAACAACTCACACGGCATATTGACCTGTACTCGCCTGGGTAAAGACATGGCTTATCCAAATTTCTACACAGAAGTACAGCACGACAAAGTAACCGACAGGGAGACTGTAAAACTAGGTTTCTCTACCACCGTTAAAACCAAGCCCCTAATCATTGACCAGTTAAGAGCTGCAATGCGTGAGGGAGAGTTAGAGCTTAACGACAAGGTAACAATCCGAGAAATGATGACTTACATCGTCACAGAGTCTGGAGCTATGCAAGCTGAATCAGGCTGCTTTGATGACTGTGTAATGTCCTTAGCGTTAGCAAACTATATCCACCAGGGAGCCTGGGAACCAGTTGAGAGTTCAGACTCTTATTACATAGAGATGGTATAACAATGGCAAAAAAGCGAAAGAACTATAAGAAACTGTCAGACAACAACATTGTCGCACTCGTAGATGACCAGGTAAGTCTATCTATAGGGTATTCAGATTCAGAGCTCAGTACAGAACGAGCAAAGATTATCGATTACTACAACGGTACTCTTCCTAAACCTGCTCATGATGGCAACTCAAAGTACGTATCACTAGATGTATACGATTCAGTTGAGAGTCTTAAGGCTGCTCTACTAGAAACTTTCTCTAGTGGTAACAAAACAGTACGCTTCGCACCACAGAACGCAGATGACGTAGAGAAAGCTAATGTCTGCACTGAATACACAGACTATGTAGTCAACCGTCAAAACGACCTCTACACAGTGATGTCCACCGCTATACACGATGGTCTTATCGCTCGTGCAGGTGTTGTTAAGGTGTTCTGGGAAGCTTCTTCTGAGCTTGATTATGAAGACTTTGAAGATATCACTGATTCTGAGCTTGATATGCTATTGGCCCAGGATGATGTGGAGCTTGTAGAAAGCACTACAGATAGCCTAGGTCTAGTCTCAGGTACCATAAGTATTGAACAAGATACCAGTAAGGTCGTAATAGAAAACATTGCCCCTGAAGAGTTCTTGATTGAGACACAAGCTAAGAGCCTGGATGATGTTAACTTCTGTGCACACCGCACAAAGAAAACTATCTCAGAGCTACGTCTAGAAGGATACTCAGAGAAGCTAATCGACAAGATCGGTGACCACACTGATGTTGATGTTGAAACAGACCCTGAGTTACTCGCTAGGTTTGACAATGTAGGTAACTTTAAGAATACCACTGGTGATGGCTACCAGGACCAGGTACGTACCGTAATGGTTTATGAAGCCTACATAATGATAGATTGTGAAGGCACAGGTGTTGCAGAACTCTATCGTGTAATTAAGGCAGGTAATGTCTTACTAGAGAAAGAGAAAGTCAGCCGTAAACCTTTTGTTACTTTTGTACCACTACCAGTACCTCATTCTTTCTATGGCAACAATTTCGCAGACAAAGTAGTTGCTACACAGAACGCTAGAACCGTGTTAACCAGGTCTATCCTGGACCATGCAATGATTACTACTAACCCACGTTACACAGTGGTCAAAGGTGGTTTAACTAACCCTCGTGAGCTTATAGATAATCGTGTTGGTGGCATTGTTAATGTCAGCCGTCCAGATGCTATTTCTCCCATGCTACAAGCCCCTCTAAACCCTTTTATCTTCCAAACAATACAGATGCTAGGGGAAGACAAAGAGGACACTACAGGCGTTTCTAAGCTGTCTCAGGGCCTTAATAAAGATGCTGTCAGTAAGCAGAACTCTGCAGCAATGGTTGAGCAGTTAGCGACCATGTCACAACAGCGACAAAAGATTATCGCTAGAAACTTTGCTACTCAATTCGTTAAGCCTTTATACCAGGAAGTTTATCAACTGGTCTGTGAAAACGAGAGCGAAGAACGCATTGTTGAGTTAAGCGGAAAGTATGTTGCCTGTGACCCACGTTCCTGGAAAGAGAAGCGTGATGTTGTCATCGAGCTTAACCTGGGCTACGGGGAGCAAGAACGAGAAGCTCAGAAGTATATGGCTATGCACCAACAGTTCTCTACTGACCCAACACTGCAATCTATGTATCAGCCACAGAACCAGTATCAATTGATGTCTAAGGTAATGGAGCTTTCTGGTATCAAAGATGTTGCATCTTACCTGACTAATCCTGAGCAAATGCCACCAGAGCAGCCTGACCAAGCACAGCAAATGCAAATGCAAATGGCTCAGAAGCAGATGGAAATCCAAGAAAGACAAACTGCTGTTGCTGAGATGAAGGCACAGATGGATGCTCAGATTAAACAAATGAAACTTCAGCTTGAGAAAGCTAAGACTGAGAACCAACACGCTATTCAATCTGACAACTTAGACCTCAAAGAAGAACAACTAAGACATAAGAAGCAAATCGCTGCTGCTGAACTGGCACTCGCTAGACAAGCAGACGAGATAACTGCCATTGCATCACCGAATGGCTAAATCAAGAAGTAAGGAGAGAGAGTAAATGACACAAGAAGAGCAAATGGTTAACCAAGGTACTGCCGCTGAGACTGTTCTTAGCAGCACCGCCTTTAACCAGGTAGTAAATAACTTAGTAGAACAATCGTTCCAAGCCTACGTCACATCTGACCCAGATGATGACAAAGGCCGAACGGCTGTCTACTACCAGTACCGTGCATTACGTGAAATTATCGACACCTTGAAACAATGTGTTGCTGTGCGTGATGAAATTACAAATAGAAATGAAAGCGAAACCCGCTCAAAAGAAGAGGAATAGACTATGTCATTTGATAACGTCAACGATAGTTCCAAATCTAACGAAGCAGCTGACTTGAATGTTGATGATGCTGCAGAAGCAATACTTGGAAACTGGGAGGACCCTGAAGAGGTATCCGAAGAGAACCAAGAGGCAACAGAAGAAACTACCGCTGAGACTGAGGTAGATGAATCTGTCGAAACTGAAGATGATACTGAAGAGTATGAGTCTGAAGAGGACGATGAGGACCCTGTAAATGAAGAAGACGAAACCGAAGAAGATGAAGACCAGGACGAAGACTCCGAAGAGTCAGTCGAAGAAGAGGATGAGCAGCAAGAAGAAGAGCTCGTACTAGAAGACGATACCCTGGTAGAGATATCTGTCGATGGAGAAGTCAAACAGGCATCCGTCAAAGACCTAAAAAGACTGTACGGTCAAGAAGCATCTTTAACTAGAAAGTCTCAAGAAGTTGCATCACAGCGTAAAGAGGCAGAAGAAAGTCTACAAAAAGCTGATGCATCCCTCCAGGCAATGCTCTACCGAGCTCAAGAACGATTTAAGCCTTATCAAGACGTTGATATGTTAGTTGCTAGTAAGCAAATGTCAGCAGAGGATTTTACAGCGTTACGAGCAGAGTCGAAGCAAGCCGAGGACGATTATAAGTTCCTAACTGAAGAAGCTGATAACTTCTACGGATATGTACAAGAAAGACAAAAGACTGCTAAAGCTGAAGAGGCGAAAGAATGTCTCCAGGTGCTACAGCGTGAGGTTCCAGATTGGAACAATGGTCTTTATAACGATATCCGACAGTACGCTATTTCCCAGGGACTACCTGAAGAGTCAGTCAATCAATACGCAGACCCCAACGTCATTATGTTGTTGAATAAAGCACGTATGTTTGACCAGACAAAGAAGGTAGCCACTGTGAAGAAGGCTAAGGCAGCTAAGAAAGTCCTCCGTTCCAAGAAAGCACCTCCAACAAAGGCTGCCGTTAAAAAACGTGAGCAGCAAAAGAAAATCGAGGCAATGCAAGCAAATGGTAACGACCTGGATGTGATAGCAGACGCGCTAATGTCTAACTGGCAGTGATGCACTGTATTTAATCTCATTTTCCATTAAGGATATTTATTATGGCTACATTACAAACCTATGAAACTGTTGGTCTAGCTGAAGACGTAAGTCAAAGCATCGCTAACATCAGCCCAAGTTCTACCCCTTTCCAAACTCTTATCAAGAGTGAAAAAGTATCTGCTCGTACATTCGAGTGGCTTGAAGATACATTGCGTTCTGGCGTGGCTACAAACACATTAGCGGAGGGAGGTAATGCCTCTGTAACTGCTGTTACTCAGCCTACTGTACGTGACAACCGCACTCAGATTATCAGCGAAGCATTCAAGATTGCAGGTACTGTTGATGCTGTTAAGACTCATGGTCGTGCAAAAGAAACTGCATACGCTCTAGCTAAAACTTTGAAAAATCTAAAGCTAGACGTAGAAGCAGCTATGGTTGGCCACGCAGGAGCAGGTGCCGCAGGTTCTGCTGCTGTTGCTGATGACTCTTCTACCTCAGCCGTTAATGAAACTGCTGCTGAAGTAAACCGTCAAATGAAATCAGCTTCTAGCATGATTACTACTTCGGTAGCTTGTACAGATTCAGGTGATGCATTGACTGAAGCAGACGTATTGTCTCTACACCAAGCTTGCTATACCGCAGGTTCTGACCCATCTGTACTAATGATTTCTCCTAAAGATGCTTTAGGTGTTAAAGACTTTGCTACAGGTGGTAGTAAGACTCGTGACTTTGGCAACAGCAAAACTGTAACAAATGCTGTAGAAATTCTCGTGACTCCATTTGGTACTGTCAGAGTCCTTCTGAACAGAAGTCAGTTAGCTACTGAAGCTTACCTGATTGACCCAACGATGTTTAAGCAGTGTGTACTACGTCCGTTCAGCCGTACTCTATTGGCTAAGACTGGCGATGCTGATACTCATTTTGTATTGGGTGAAGTTAGCTTGAAGCACAGCTCGTTTGCTGATAGCGGAAAGATTACTGGTCTTGCATCATCATAAGACTGGTTAACTGATTGTGGGCAGGGGAGCGGTGGTTGGATTGTGCTCTCCTTGACAATCGCTACTCCCTTGCCCGCTTTTTATCTATAGGACCTCCAATGAAAAAAAAGTTTGACGAAGTAGAAACCAGTTTAATCCTGGACTCAGATACTCGTAATTTCAACTTTAAAAAAGAACAGCATATCTCCGATGACTTCATGAACAGCATTAAGATGCAGCGTGAGAACTCATTCGGACTACTTGAAGGCGAGATGATGAGCGTAGCCCAGGTACCCGCCCTGGTATACGAAAGATGGCTAACTGAAGGGTTCGACATCATGAAAGAACCTGCCCATGCCATTGTTGCTCGATTGAAACAAGAAAGCCTCGATGGGTTTTTGACAACTAAGAAGAAGGTATAACTAATGAACTATGGAAGTATTCGCTCTCACTTTAAAGCACTGCTGAACCGCAGTGATATCACAGATGCCTTGGCTGACACTTTCATAGACCAGGGAATAGTTCGTATTCAGCGTTCACTAAGAATACCTATCATGGAAAAGCTATACGAATTTAATGTCACAACTACCATAGATTCTATCGTAGTACCCGCTGACTACCTGGAAGCAATATCCATATACCACGATAAACATGAGCTTGAGCGTGTCCCCCTGGGCGATATGTTGGCTCTAAAAGACAACGGTAACTCAGGCATCCCACGTTACTTTTGTAGGCAAGGGAACAAGATACTATTGAGTCCTGAACCTGGTAAAGGAACTGTGTCTATCAACTATTACTCAGAGTTTCCTGAGATGGCTACAGACACAGACGAAAACAGCCTGGCACGAGTTGCAAGTGATTTGATTATCTATGCAGCCCTAGTTTATGCATCAGACTATTTCCTGGATGAAAGAGCCCAGGTGTTCGACCAGAAGTATCTGTACTTCATGACTGAGCTCCAGGAACAAGCCAATGTTGCTGAACTATCAGGAACACTGCAAAGAATGCAACCATCCTACAACCTTTAAACTGCGAGGAAGCAACCAATGCCTAAGACTTCTTTTTACTCTGGTACAGGTATAACCTCAGAGAAAGCCGATGCAGTCGAAAGTTCTGCTAATGCTGCAGCACAATCTGCAGCTAATGCAGCCACCTCAGAAGCTAATGCAGCTGCTTCTGCAGCCTCAATTCTTGACCTAGACACTGCTACAGGTGTCGAAGGTTCAGCCGTAAGCTACAACAGTCTTACAGGAGTTCTTACTGTACCCAAAGGTGCTACAGGTGCTACAGGTGACACAGGTGCTACAGGTGCTACAGGTGA